CAGGGTTCCAATATTAATCGTCTTACCACTGCTGCTGTTGGGATTAGTGCTGAAGGTGGTGAGTTTATGGAAATCGTTAAGAAGATGGTGTTTCAGGGAAAACCTTGGAATGACGACAATCGAGAGCATCTTATTATTGAGTTGGGTGATGTTCTCTGGTATGTTGCACAAGCTTGTATGGCTCTTGAAGTATCATTTGATGACGTAGTTGCAGGTAATGTAGAGAAGTTAAAGAAGAGATATCCTGGTGGAGAGTTTAATGTATATCATTCAGAAAACCGTGCTGCAGGTGACAGATGAATTACTACGCATTACTAAGTGTTTCAAATAAAGATGGTATTGTTGATTTCGCAGAAGGATTAGTCCGTGCTGGATATCAAATCATATCTAGTGGTGGAACTCATGCTGTTCTTCAGGCAGAAGGAATACCTGTAATGAAGGTATCTGACTATACTGGTTCACCAGAGATTATGAACGGAAGAGTAAAGACATTACATCCAAAGATTCATGGTGGTATTCTTTCTCAACGTGGTAATCCTAGTCATGAATTAGATCGTAAAGCAAATGATATTGGATTGATTGATATTGTTGCAGTAAACCTATATCCATTTAAAGAGACAGTTGCTAAACCAGATGTAACTTTTGAAGAAGCAATAGAGAACATTGACATTGGTGGTCCTAGTATGGTAAGATCAGCAGCAAAGAATCATAAGGATGTTGCTGTATTAACTAATCCTAATCAGTATGGTATTTTTCTTGATGCACTGAGTGGTAATATATCTTCTGTTACTGTAGATCAATTAAGATCTCAATTTGCATTAGAAGCATTTAAACATACTTCTGAATATGATGCTGCTATTACTGCTTGGATGGAGGATCGAGTACTATGACTGTTAAAGTAATTAAAATGTGGACTGGCGAAGATGTTATCGCTGATCTTATAACTGGAGATGATTCTGTTGTTGAACTAAAGAATCCTATCGTTGCTATTCCTGCACAACAAGGACAAATTGGATTTGCTCCTTGGTCTCCACTTGTTGATAAGAACGCAACACTTAAAGTAACTAGAAAATATGTTGTTTATATTGAGGATCCTCAAGATGATCTAGTAGAACAATATAACCAAATGTTTGGAAATATTGCAACACCACCCAAAAAATTAATATTATAGTATAATATAGAAAATAAATTTAACTGTACAATGAGAGACCAATTAATCAAAGCACTATTAGCACATGCACAAGGAGATATTCAAAAGCATGTAGCAAACGTAGAGGTTTATTTAACTAATCCTGCAGGTATAGGTGAGCACTCTAATGTTGTAGAAGCAATTGAGCAAGAGATTAATGAGATTGCTAAGTACCAAGACCAGATAGATATAATAAATAAATACTTCAAAAAGTAAGTATTTAATATGGCGATCCCACAGACAGATCATAAGGAATCGTTGCAGACACTAGCTTTTGCAATGAGGCAAGAGAAGGGTTCTGATATATCTTATGATGAGATAAGATCATTAATGATGAGTTTAACCAGAACCATTGATCCATCTGTTAGAAGAAATTGTAGAATAGATTATACAAAGATGAATACGGATTTTGCTCTTTGGGTTCAGGAGGCTACTACAAGATCCAAAATAAAACTATTAGACGATTGGATAAATTCATCTATGTGGATTGCTAATGCAATGATTCCACAACGTATTGGTTCAAGTGGATATGTTTATTTTCAATCTGGTCAATTGCCAGAATTTAGAAGGACATTTATAGCAATATGTCAGAGAATTAGAGATAATGCTGTAAGTCCTAAAGTAAGAATGGCCTATAAAGTAATGGCTACGGGAACTGGTGATAAATGGAATCCTGCTGATGTTCTAGCAGTAAGAACTAGTAAGGCATCAACTATGGATAGTGATCTTGCATCATACGCAAGGTTCCGTCCTAGTGATCCGCAAATAAAAGAATTTGAGAGAAAGAATAGAGAATTAAACTCAAAGATGAAAAAGCCTGGTGAAAAAAGGTCTATGAATTTAATTAGAGATATGAATATATTGTATTATTATAATAAGTTTATAAATGATAACTATGATTCCAAAGATTGTATTCCTATATCCCTTAAGAAAGTAGAAGCAGAGGTTAGGAGAGGTCGTGATGCAGAACCTATTCCTGCAGCTCCTCCTGTAAGGGTTATTCCATTTGACTTTGCTGAGACAAAAGGAATTGAGCAAGCTCTTGATTTGGATATTGAAATTGGTGAGGTTGAATATAAAGTAGATACTGGTAAGTGTATTGTCAATTTTACATTGGCAGGTGAAAGTGGACATTCTATGGATATAAGATCAACATCAAGTGATATACGTGATGTTCAGATGCAACTTCAGAAAGGAACGGTTGCAAATCATGGTAAAGCAACATTACCTATTTTTTCATTAATAACTCATTTATCTAAAGGTGGTGCAGCTATACGAGCACAAAGAGCAAAGAAAAAAGAATTATTTCCTACAACAAGATTTCCTAGAGCCATAACAAATAGGGGAACTACACATTCATTTTCTTCATGGGGTATATTTGATGGTTATCAGAAAAATCAACGAGGTGTTTTTTCTAGAGACACACTTCTTAGTCATTCTGTAGAGTGGATAAAATATATTGCATGGTTATCTGATAATCGTGAAGATAGTATTACATCTGAGTTTAGATCTAAATTTGGAACTAATAATTATAAGGCAGGTGCAAAGTATTTAAAAAATAAGGTTCAATCATATGAAGTTGGTATGATTCTTGATCAAAGTAGAAATGAAATAGGTGAGATTGTAAAAACTAATATAATGAAATCTGTTTATACTCAAGCAGCATCAAAGGGGTTTAGGATATTTGGTGATGATGAGATTGTTGATTATATGACTTCTAGTAGTTATCTGAAGGTTGGTGGATAGTGGAATTATCAGACATTATAAAATCCTTCAACTCTAGAACTAGAAATAAGAAGGAACGATACAAAGAATTCTGTGCTCACTGTTGGTATACCTTTGATAAAGCAATCAAAAATACTAGGTCAGATAAGCAGATAAATAAATATAGTATTATGAGAGATAATATTCTCAAGTATATTGTTGCAAACGAAAAGACTATTACGTTAGAATTAAATAAATGAAGTCATTTTTAAAATTCATATCTGAATCTAGAGCAGTTCAGCAAGCCCAACGTATGGGTTTGGTTGGTGATGGTCATGGTGGATGGTACAAAGATGGAGAGTTTGTAGCAAAGACAGAGAAAGGACAATTAAAGTTTTATAATAAGAGACAGAGAGTAGGTCAAGATCCTCCACAGTCAGAGAGAGAAAAGAGACTTTCTCAATCATCAACTGATACTGGTCAACAACAGGTACAACCACAACAAGCACAGGGTCAACCTGAACAAGAACCAGTAGCAGCAGAACCACAGGGTGAACCAGCACCAGATACACCTGTACAATTTGAAGTACCAGAAAATAAAAAAGATAAAGGTGTTCTAACAATTGCATTTGGTAGATTTAATCCTCCACATGCAGGACATGAAAAAGTTTTAAGTCAAGTTGCTGACTCTGCTGAAGGTGGAGATTATGTTATTGTTCCAACTAAAACACAAGGTACTGATAAAGATCCATTAGATTTTGATACTAAAGTTGGGATAATGAAGGATATGTTCCCTGACTATAGTAATAATATTGTAGATGATAAAGATACTAGAACTATATTTGATGTTTTAAGAACAGCAAATAGTAATGGTTATGCAGGTGTAAGAATTGTTGGTGGTGGAGATCGTGTAAAAGCATATGAGAAATTGTCAAATGATTATAATCAGAAGTTATATGATTTTGATTCTATAGATGTTATCAATGCTGGTGATAGAGATGAGGATTCTGATGATCCTTTAGAGGCTATGTCTGCTTCTGTTCAGAGAAAGCATGTAACGAATGGAGACTTTTTTGCATTCTATGGTAATATGCATAGACAAGTTGAGGATATAAATCCAGAAACTGGAAAAGTAGAAAAAGTACTACAACCTATAATTGATGAAAATAAGGCAAAGGATATCTATTTAAAATTGCGTAAAGCAATGAAGATTGAAGAAGGATGGAGTCTATGGAGAATTGCACCTAGATTAGATTTCTTTAATTTACGAGAGCATTATGTTAATAAAAGAATCTATAGAGTAGGACAGTTGGTTGAGAGTGATCATACTGGATTAGTTGGTAAGATTATTCGTAGGGGTGCAAACTATTTGATTTGTGTTACCGAAGATAATATTATGTTTAAGTCATGGATAAAGGATGTTTCTGAACATAAGAAAGAAGTTCCTGCAATCAATCTTGAGAGATTAGTTAGTGCTGCTCTTCATAAAGAAGAGAAGTATACTGAAAAACATATGTCACGTACAATGCGTGATAAAGATCATCCTAATACACTAGTTGGAACGGATGGATTTAGAAAAAACGTAGAAAAGTGGACTCCTGGATCATCGTGGGGAAAACAATTCATAAATAAATACAGAAAGAAGTAGAAATTAATTAATTTTAATGGAAAAACCTACAGGATCTGCTCCTGCTGGAGCAAAAGACCAAGTTGAAAAACAAGCAAGACAACTCGCTTATGATGTTCGTTATAAGGTCAGAGGAGCTTTGAAAGCACAGAGTGGTGGAAAATCAGACCCTGCTACTGTAAGAAAAGCTTACTTATCGCAGTTAGGAAAATCACCTGCTTCCCCACCAGTAAAGGCAAGAGCAAAGGATATGCTTGTTGGTGAAAGTTATGTTGATGTTAATAAGTTAGCAACTGAATCTGCTGTTTCTGCATTGTATAGAGTTTTTGTTGAAGGTATACACGAGCAAGAAGAAATACAAGAAGATAGTGGCGATAAGACATATAAGGTAAGAGTTACTGATAAGAAGTCTGGAAACTCATATGTAAGAATGGCATCCCGTGATAAGATTTCTGAATTACGTAGCAATCCAAATATTTCATCTGTTGAAATGACTGGATATGGTGAACCAGCAAAATCAGAAAAATATGCTGGTAAGAAGACTGCTGCTGCAAAAGCAGGAAAAGATTTTGATGGTGATGGTAAAAAGGAATCATCTAGTAAAGAACATGCTGGTGTAGTACATAATGCTATTCAGAAAAAGAAAGGTGGAGTTCCTGATGGTAAGGATACCAGAAAAGAAGACTACAGTTGGAAAGATGGCTTCTCCGAGTTAATTGAAAAAAAAAAGGAAGAAAAAAAGTTAACGGGAAAGGGTGTAAATAATAAAAAATTAATTAAGGTGTTCCCTGTAGAAGAGAA